AGCTGCATCAATGCAATGAAAAATACAAATTAAATTTAGACCCAAAGTACATTGACACCGTAGAGATGTACCATAACAGTGTTCATAAGAATGAAGATGCTTTGTTAGGCTGGAATGGTAGAGGTACCGAGGAATTAATTTGTAATAGCTTTAATAGAAATATTATGGTTGACATGGATGGCATTGCCCGGTTATGCTTCTCACACAAGTTTCCCGGATTTAAATTGGCTAAAAAGGGCGATTTGCACACGTTCTGGTATGGTGCAGATAGAGTCCGAGAAGTTATGTCACAGTGTACACAATATTGCGGTATAAGCCATAGTGTTCGCGGAGTGAATGCCACATTAAAACCATCTATCCCTATAGCCCTTGCGTAGAAAAGGGTAAATTACACCTTACAAAAATAATAGTTTTTGTGTTTCGGGGATAAATATACTTGACACTGGCGTAGTTATTTGATATACTTACACTAGTGTTAGTTGCTTCATAGGGAAGCAGCGACATTAATCTGACACCAAGTCAATGAAATAAGGAAATGTATCATGGCATCACTCGCAGAAATTCGTGCTCGTATTCAAGCACAAGACAACAAAACCACTAAGGGTTCAGGCGCCCAAGCTGACAACGCGATTTACGCGCACTGGAATATGGACGAAGGTACAACAGCTACTTTGCGTCTACTACAAGATGGCAATCCAAGTAATACTTTTTTCTGGATTGAACGTCAAATCATCAAGCTGCCATTCAACGGCGTTAAGGGTGATTCAAATGTCAAGCAGGTTCAAGTTCAAGTTCCCTGTGTAGAAATGTACGGCGACGCTTGTCCAATTCTCGCTGAAGTTCGTCCTTGGTACAAAGACGAGTCACTTAAGGAACAGGCTAACAAGTATTGGAAGAAGCGTAGTTATCTCTTTCAAGGATTTGTTCGACAGAACCCAATTGGCGACGACAAACCCCCTGCAAATCCAATTCGTAGGTTCATTATCTCTCCGCAAATCTTTACTATTATCAAATCTAGTTTGATGGATCCTGAGATGGAAGAATTGCCAACTGACATTATGCGTGGGCTTGACTTCAATGTTAAGAAAACACAAAAGGGTGGCTATGCTGACTACAGCACCAGTACTTGGGCTCGTAAAGAATCAGCATTGACACAGGCAGAGCAAGAGGCAATTGAAACTCACGGGCTATTTAATCTTGCAGACTTCTTGCCCAAGCGTCCCGGTGAAGCTGAAATGCGTGTTATCAAAGAAATGTTTGAAGCATCGGTTGATGGCAAATCGTTTGATAATGAGCGGTGGGGTTCTTACTACCGTCCCTATGGTCTAGAAGCTCCATCTGGATCAGCCCCAACTGCATCTGCTCCTGTAGCACCTGTCGCAACTAGTGCAGCCCCGTGGCAAGGGGCTGATGTAGAAGAAGACTCGCCCGTTGTAGCGCCCACTAAGGCAGCATCGGGTGATAAAGCACAGGACATTCTTGCAATGATCCGTGCTAGACAATCTAAACCTGCATAATTACGCGGGTGGTAGGGAGATTATCTCCCTACCTTAGGAGACCTCAGATGACTTTACCGGATGAACGATACCGAGCCATTAAGGCTGGTAAAAAATTATTGGAAGAACTGTGCGATCCAGGTCGCACCCCACGTGTACCAAGCTTAGTAAGAGATAGAGCAAGAGCTATTCTACGACATTATCCCAGCGAGTATGAGTTAGAACATATCGCAGATGTTTGTCCAGAATACCTTGACAAAGTATCTTTTGCCGATAGGCTCTATACTAAAAACATTACACATAGATAACTGAATAAAGGAAAATAAATATGGCAAAACCATTCGACCTAAGCAAGTTCCGCAAAGGTGTAACTAAGAGTATTGAAGGATTGTCAATTGGATTCAACGACCCCACTGATTGGATTTCAACGGGCAATTATGCACTAAATTACCTGATCTCTGGTAGCTTTACCAATGGAGTACCTCTGGGTAAGGTAACAGTATTTGCAGGTGAATCAGGTGCTGGCAAAAGTTTTATCTGCGCCGGCAACCTAATTAAAAATGCTCAAGAACAGGGTATCTACGTTATCCTCATTGATAGCGAAAACGCATTGGATGAATCGTGGCTTCACGCGCTGGGCGTTCAGACCTCAGACGATAAAATGCTTAAACTTAATATGGCAATGATTGACGATGTTGCCAGAGTAATTAGTGATTTTGTCAAAGAATATAAAACCTTGCCTGCAGATGAACGACCCAAAGTTCTCTTTGTAATTGATAGTCTTGGAATGCTGCTAACGCCCACTGACGTTAATCAGTTTGAAGCCGGCGAGATGAAGGGTGATATGGGTCGTAAGCCCAAGGCACTGACCGCGCTCGTCCGCAATTGTGTGAATATGTTCGGCAGTTTAAACATTGGCCTAGTAGCAACCAATCATACATACGCAAGTCAAGATCCATATAACCCTGACGATAAAATCTCAGGCGGTGCCGGGTTTGTGTATGCTAGTTCTATCGTTGTTGCAATGAAAAAACTTAAACTAAAGGAAGATGAAGACGGCAACAAAGTGTCAGAAGTCCTTGGTATTCGTGCAGGGTGCAAGATTATGAAGACCCGTTACGCAAAGCCCTTCGAAGATATTCAGCTTCATATTCCTTACTCAACAGGAATGAGTCCGTATAGCGGATTCTTTGACTTGTTGGAAAAGAAGGGTATGATTGCTAAAGAAGGTAATCGTTACTCATACATCGACTTAAATGGAGTTGTGCATAAATACTTCCGTAAAGAGTGGAATAAAAACGCAAATTCAATTTTTGAACTAGTGATGAGCGAATTCGAACAGAAGAATCGTACAGTTGCTAACACGGTAGTTGAAGATGCGGATGCTGAAGGAGTATCTTAATGAGCTTGGATTTTATCGTAGAAGTATGGGATGCGTTAAGGACACACGTTGACTTTAATGATCGGAAAGATGCGGCTGACACCATGGTCAACTTGCTAATTGAGCATAATTATGAGGCGATTGACATCAAAGACGCTTTTAAAGGTGACAAAGAAATCAGCAAGGCGCTTCAATATTATGCAGAGCAACACGATTCGGGTGAGGAGTATGAGGAAGAAAATGATGACGAGGACGATGATGAATGGTGATACATGACCTGGTACAACCGAGTATCAACTGACTTATTGGCAATACCCGATTTTATTTCTCACTATGAAGGGGAATTAGATTCTGCTAAAAAAGAAGTAAGGATATATGGTAATGTTGAAAAAAATATTACCGGTTTGCCTGGCGTCACGGAACATAGATTTAATCAGCTACAAGAAATTGAAGCTGTGTTGAATTTTCTCAATATCAAGCTACGACAGATTCGCCGAAAGCATTTTCAAAAATACTTAGAAGCATACAATAGAGCATTGACCAGCCGAGATGCTGAAAAATATGTAGACGGTGAAGATGAAGTAATTGATTTTGAAACCCTCATCAATGAAGTGTCATTACTTAGGAATAGATACCTTGGAATTCTCAAGGGTTTAGAAAGTAAAAACTTTATGTTGGGGCACGTGGTTCGCTTGAGGACAGCGGGTATGGAAGACATCAGCATAGGTTGACATTAAATAGATTTGGCTATATAATAGAGTCTTGTTCAGTTGAAAGGGGTTGTTGATGGGCTACAAAATTGTCGCAAGCAAAGAGCAAATGGACGAGATGCGTACCAAATATGGTCCTCGCAGGGGCCTTGAAGGACCCTTCAACTTCTCGGGTAGGGTGTTGTATTATGACAACATCGAGGGCCAATATTACGATCCTACGACGGATTTTTATATGGAACAAAGCGAAATGGACTTGATTCACGCCAGAATCACTGACATTCTCAAGGCTTGACAATAAATAGCACCCGTGCTATAATAGCTACACACTAAAGGAACATACGAATGGCAGGCAAAGCGAAATCGTGCTATCTATCAGTTACTGATCTGGCAACTAACAAAACGGTATTGAACAAGGTCTTTTTTAAGATGGCTGACTTGAATCAATTTATCTCTACCCCGGAATTCAAGGAACAATATCCCAAAGAAAAGTTCCACTTGTCAAAAGAAATTTATTGACAATAAATGGGTTATGTGATACAATACTTGTATTGAAACAATGAGAGCACGGAGAAAATCAATGGCTACTATTCAAATTCTTGCAGGTACTTATCGCA